CAGACTCTATTAACCTTCTTGATTGAGTTGATAATGTTATTGATAAACTTGCAGAATAAGATGAGCTAATAAACTGAATAGAGTCTTTAAGAATCCAACAATAAACACTAAAAAAAACATTTACTAATTCACTTTTTAAAGTTCTAGGAGGTACATTAATTAAAAGATGTTTGTTTCTTGGCTTTCCTTCTACTATCCTATAAGCTTCTTCTTGTAGTCTTTTACATAAATATTCAATATGCCAATTAGGGGTAAGTTCTTGACCATTGTGGATAGTTTTAAAAGCCTCTAATACAAATTCATAGAAAGAAATACGATATAATTCAGATTCAGCTTTTATCAGGTCTAAGCCATCTATCTCTGATTCAATCTCTTTTATCTCTAAGCTGTTTGATAATATCTTTGAGGGTTGATTCATCTAATTTGCTATAATCTATTTTTGTTTTTATTTCTCCCTTATGCGTATTTAGATTTTCATTTAATATCTTTTCATAATATCCCCTATTCTTACCTTTAGTTTTTAAATAGAATATTGTTGATGAAGGGTTACCATCTTTAATCTGTTTATGTAATTGACTTTCTGCAAAATCTAAAACGATATTACTCATGTCATCACATTCTTTTTTAAACTCTTCATCAGTATTATAATATTCATAATAAGTAGAACGATGAACACCAGCGATTTTACAAGCAGTTGTTACTATTCCTAAAGACTTTTCTAAAGCTTCTAGTATTTTCTTTTTATTGTGTCGGGTTTTGTCCTCTTTGCTCATATCTTTTTACTATATTTATCTTAACATGCGGTGGAAGTGTTATTGGTTACATACCTAGCATTCCAGCTAGGAGTTGGAGTTCAAATCTACCTCACCGCTCTTATTAAGCCCTTGCCTCTTGGCGAGGGTTATTTTTTCTCCTTTATACATTCCAGCACCTTGCCTATCTATTTCACTAAAAGGTAATATTTCTTTATTTATTTGCATTGTTTTATCAATCAAATAAATATACTTTAACTGATGCCCTTTTAAAAACTCAACCTCATAACCTTTTTTTTCTAATTTTGGTATATCACTTTTTTTTAAAAAGCTGCTTGTTAATCCTAAGTCGTATGTTTTTTTTATATGTACGACCTCTCCATTTAATTTACAAATACCTGCATTTTTTGAAACTCCAACTAATTTAAATCCACTTGCTCTGTAAATTGTACCATCACCACATTGAGTTCCATCCGCAAAACTTATTATCCATTTAATATGTGGAGCATGTTTTTTTATCAACTTAATACTAACAGCTATACATCTACTTTCTGAATACTTAGGTAAATAATCATCAAAAGCCATTCTGTTAAGCTCTATAAAACCGTTCCATTTTGTACCCTTTACAAGATTTATAGTACCTTTTTTATTTATACTAGGTCCATATTGCATCACTCCATGTAATTTACCATCTAAAAAGCAACCAAAATGAAGAGTACTATTAGGAACTACCTTACCTGAGTAATGATGTTTTTTTACAAAAGCATTAGCAATTTTGCTCGGTATTACTTTAACTTTTATTTCTTTTGCTCTCCCCATTTTGTAGCGATTAAATATAATGCGTTCCCGTTACTATTTTCATTGCCAAAAGTCTCAATGTATTTATACTCTTCAGTTTGTTTAATATCTGAAATAATATTTTTTATGTACTCAGCTTGTTCATCAGCTAAAGTGTATGTAATTTGTTGAAACGGCTCTTTATCACCATCAGGCAAATCAAAATCTTCACCAAACTCATCCTCATCCATCTCAAAAAACTCAACCTCATCATCTGCAAAACCCCAACTAATAAGCTCACTTTCTCCAAAGTGTTCAGATAATAAATCAAAATCAAAATCACCTGTATTTTTATTTAGCCTTACATTTAATTCTTTTTCCTTTTCCAATGTTAAATCTAATTCTATACAAGGTATTTTTTTAAATCCTAGTTCTCTGGCTATCATTGTTCGTTGATGCCCTCCAATTATAATACCTTTTCTTTCTGTATTAATGTTAACTAAAACAGGGTCAACTAAACCGAATCTTTTAATACTATCTTTTATGGTTTGTTTCTGTTCATCAGATAATTTTCTAGGGTTATATTCAGCACCTATTAAATCATCTATTTTCCATTGTTTTACTTCTAAATTACTTTCAGTCATGGTGGCTTAATTTATCTTCTATATCTATCTGTTATATCGTGATTCGGATTATTATTTATAAAAGTTGTTTTAGGCTTTTTTTCTACTTCTATACTATGTAAATAATATCTAGTCATCCCATCATAAGGTTGTCTAAAAGCAACTACAAAAATATTGTTTTTATCAATCACTTTATGTTTAAAACCTTTATAAATAAAAATGTCATCTATTTTTAATGTACCTGCTTCAACCATTTTAACTAATATAATAAATTTTAATTATTATAAATCATTTATTAATTTACTTGTTTTATCTCCAGCATCTTTTCTGTCTATGTAATTTTTACCTCTTAATTTTGGGTTTTCTTCTTGTAATTTTCTACGACATCTGCTTATACTTTCTGTATGTGGTAGCTTACCCTTAGAAAATAACTTTAAAAAATCTTTGGCACTCATTTCATCTATTTTATCTTCTAATAAAAAAGCAAAATAATTAGATATTAATCTATAATCATCATCTCTAAGTATTGGGTAATTTACTAATAAAAATTCTATCTCTTCCTTAATTGTTTTCATTTGTTCAAATAGCATAGTATTAAAATTTAAGTGATTGATTCTCTAAAGTTAATTTATAATTTACTTCTCTAAGGTTTCTATTTTCTTCTTTTAATCTTTTTATCTCTTCTTGAAGTGTAATACCTTCATCATAAACGGCGTCATTATAAAATTCAAGTTCTGCGACTGAATAGATTGCAGATTCTGTTAATGTTGCTAGTGGATTATCGCACATATTTTTTTCTTCAAAATTTGCGTATAATCTTCTTAACGCAATATCAGCCGTTTCTAGCGATTGTTTTACCTCAAGATATACATTACCATTAAAAATGTTTTTGGTGTCCTTAAACATCACGTAAATAGGCAATAAATCGATTTCTGGTTTGTTACTTAACATAGTTTATAGTTTTAAAATGGTAAATCATCTCCTTCTTCAACTCCAAAGCTCATTCTAGACATGTTTTTATGTTGGTTTGTTTTTTCAAGCATATCTAACTGCTCAGGCTTTTTATCATAAGTTTTTTGTAGTGGATTCTCATTATTGATAAAATATGCACAATGGTTTACCCATCTTAACTCAATCGGTTTATCTCTAGGAGTAACACAGCCTCCTGTAATTGTTTCTTTCACTTTTCTAACGTGAAGCTCTCCGATATTCCATCTTTCTGTATGTTGAGTCATTCTGTGAATAGTCCAAAAGTCATCAGCTCTATTTGCGAACTTTTGACCTCCTTCGGTATCTGCTTTCTCAGGTGCTGATAAATGCCCCTCATAGATGTGGTCTTTTGGGTATCTGTTTCTTGCTGCTTGAGTAACTAAATGAGCATTTACAAAAACACTTGTATTGTTTTGCTCTCCAAAGATTCTAAGATTAGCACAAATATCATAATCTTCTTGATGTTTGTTAGATGTTTCTACCATTAGTGAGTTAAAAGGGTCAACTAAAAGCCCATCATGATGTTTTTTACTTGCTAAATCTAAAATATCATAAGCCGTATAACGTTTATTGTTTGGGATAAACTCAAAATAATCACTAATCTCATTTAGGGTATGTTGGAAACCTTTATCATCTACTAAATAATCTTTATCTAATCTTCTACCAGTCCAAAAGTTAAATATTTTAAATACTTGACTTCTAACAGTATTCTCAGAAGAGTAGATAAGATGTTTTTTACCATGCAATTTGCTCATACAAACAAAGTACCAAAGCAATACATCTGTTTTACCAACATTATCATGCCCATTTACCATGTTAAACTGTCCTTGCTTCCATTTGATATGATTATCAAAAGCATCTACACCTATGCCTAAGCCTGTATCTACTTTGCCTAATCTAATTTCATCTAAGCCTTCTAGCTCGTGAAAAGGTTTTGAATAATAATTTTCCATTTATTTGCTCCCTTCTATCCATGGAGCTGCTGTGTTGTTGTTTGTTTCTTTTGGTTTGGATGTTGAGTTACACCAATTCCAAAACCAAGATATAATATTTCCATATTGTTTGTTTCTAAATTCGTCAGAATCTTTTTTAATTTCTAAAAATCTTTCTAGATGTTTAATTAATTCATCTTTATTTGTTTTATAAATTCTTTCATTCTGTTTGTAATCAGTTTCAGAAAACCTTTTTAATATCTTTTCTATCTTATTATCTATATTATTATATTCTATTCTGTTATGTTCTATTATCTTATGGTTTCGATTAGCTTTTAATTCGGTTTCATTTAGGTTTAATTTAGGTTTTATTTCGGTTTCGTTTAGGTTTAGTTTAGGTTTTGTTTCGGTTTTTTCTTTCTTAGGTCTGCCTCCTTTTTTACCATTCTCTTTTTTACTATCCCAGACTCCCATAACTCTGCTCAAAGCAGGTGAAAAAAATCTTTTTTTATCCTCAGTAAGTAAGTTAAATTTAATACAATCCTGATACCATTCTAAAAACTTATCAGAATCTTTACAACCAATTAAATCTGCTAACATTTTCAAATCAAACTCATCAGCACTATGGCTATAACTTGCTGAATCCCTTAATATCTCAACTACATCCCAATATATCCCTTTTCCCCAATGACCGTATAAATATTGTATTTTTCTTAGTTTTAATCCTCTACCAGCAGAACTATCATGTCTGAACCAGTAGCTATCCTTTTTATTTGACATTATTACTTAATAGTTTTTTTATTTCCCTTAAATCATTTATTAATTCTTTATCCTCTAAGTTTAATAATTTTTGAATATGATTCTTACCAAAGCTAACAGAACTAGCTTCACATTTTAAATATTCAGAAATTGTAATTTGTTTTTTTTCTAGATGAACCTCAGCAAGATAAAAAAATATTCTTCTAGCGTATACAATATTATTTAATCTTGATTTAAAAAAAAAATCTTTTGAATCTAAATCAAAATAACTCATAATTACGAGTTTTAAAAAATCTAACTCTTCTCTGTGCATACCTGTTTAATTAACTGATTTTTCTGTTTATTCTTAGCATCAATATAAGCATTAAAAATCTTAGTTACATTTTCAATATCTTTCTTCATACCATCGATATTAAACTGAAGATAACCCTCAATGACCTTATAACCGTTTAATACGGTTGCATGGTCACGATTAACTCTTCTGCCAATCAATACAGTACTGTTTTTAGTTAGATTTCTACTTAAATAGTAAAATATACCTCTAGCAGTTACTAAGTGCCTACGCCTGCTTCTGGATATAAATTCTTTTTCTGTGATTTGATAATGAGATAAAATAGCGTCGATTATTAATTCTATTTTTTGTTTATCGAAAAGGCTTAAATTATTTTTTTTAAAGTAGTTGGTTACGTCAAAATAAGAAAAGCCTTGCTCAAATAAAGTAAAGGCTTTGTAAAGGTCGTTATCGGAGTAAATCATTAGTTAAAGGTTTTTTAAAAGGTATGCTCTTTTTATTTCGTTAGTAATGTTAATATTTAAATCTTTTAGTTTGTTTATTGTTTGAAAAGCTAAAAGCTGAACATCAGCCTCTTTATAGTCTGATTCTTTTAACTGGCTTTCAAAATTAGTTAAGGAACTAATAAAAATCAAAAATTTATTTTCTAAATCATTCAACTCTTTCATGTTAATAAGTTTTTTAATTGTTTGTTTAATCTGTTTAATCTTTCTTTTCGGTACTCTAAATTTTGTTTATATCCATCCCAATTACCTTCATCTATTCCCATTTTACAAAATCTAATCTGCTCTTTAATATAAGCAATATCAAATTGCTTTTTTTTCTCCTGATTCATCAAAGCTTATTTTTTAAGACATCAATAAAATCATTATAATTCTCTTTGCCGTAATATTCATAGAGAATAAAAGCAATGCTATCAGCTAACTCTTTATGTGATAGATTATCATCTACCTCATTTATGGCACTAACTAGCGTTCTAGTTAGTATCATTTGCTTTCTTAGATTAATATCTCTTAGAGTATCATTAACCTCTTGTAAATCTTTAGATGTTTTTAAGTTCATTTTGTTTTGTTTAGTATCTGTAAAACTTCTTTTTAACTGGTGCAGTTCTATGGTCAGTATATTCTCCTAATAAACTTTTACAAATGTCATCATATCTAAATAAGTTATTAGTAGGGTTATTAAATTTAATTTCTAAACCTTTTTCTTTTATAGCCTGGTTAATTATTTCATGAAAGCCATCTAAAGCTATGCAATCACAAATCATAACATGCTCTCTATGATAATCTACTTCAGTAGCTACTTGTTTAGTGTACTGCTCAATAACATCTGAATAAGTTCTTACAGTATAACTAGTTGGAGAGTTTAATGCTGTTCTAGATTGCCATGATGTTGCTTTTTCCTCTGTTGTTAATAGTCCTAACTTAATTAAAAGTTTATCTGTTAACTGTTCATAAACGAATGGAAAATAGTTTCTTTTGATTTCTGTTTTAAATTGTTCTAAGTTAATCATGATTGTTTTGTTTTAATTGTTTAAAATTTTTCTATTACCTCCCATAAAGCCTCAGCTTTAGTAATATATTCTGATGCTTTTTTTTGATAAAAGTTTCTCATAACACTTTCATCTTCTGGAGTCATTTTATAACTGTCTAATGACTCTTTACACATATCAACATAATTTTTATGCTTTGCTTTGATGTAAGTTTTTAATT